ATCTGTATTTTGTGGACATGGGTGTCGGTGCCGGACAGCCTATCGAAGATGTGGAGCGCAGCAAGGATGCCCGTTTCAACCAGCTTTATCAGGTCTGGAAAGAAGAAGGCGACCGTCAGTCACGACCTATCATTGCCATGGAGGTGCGTCACCAGCTACGGCGACTGGAAGTGCTCGTATCGTCCTATTATCAGGACTTCATCGAAAACGGCGTACTGGTTTCTTTCCAGGACGAGTTCAAGCGGAGCAATTATAAATTCAGGATGAAATGAAAACGATAATTAGAATATTGTCGAACACGTTCTTGCTGGTAGGAATGTATTTCCTCCAGCAGATAAGGATAGAACTAGCCATTCTTCTTTTAGGTGTATTCCTCATGTTCCGGAAAGAATCGGAACTGACCAATCTGCTCGGAGGAATTATAACAGCAGGAATGATAGTCATAATCCTTTATAATGAATTAGGTAAGCTGGGAATATTGCTTTCATTACTGGCTTTTGCTTTTATCGGATTTATAATGGCATTAGATAAAGAAATAAGAAGACCTACAAAATTTTAACCATGACAGAATTAAAAGAAATCATCGAAGAATGGGCTACGAAGTACAAGCCCATGCAACACACGCCCGGAACGACCGGAAAGAACAAGCGGTTTTTCCTTTTTGACAACATTGTATCCATCCCCTCGTTCATGAGCAAGCTCCCCGACGTGAAATCGCCTTGTGTGGGCTATGAATTTGCCCAGGATGGCACAATCAGAGGAGGACTGGACAAACCTGTGCACGTGATTTATTTCCTCGTTAAAACGGAGAATATGAATCCGACAGATAAGCAGCAATCTTTTGAAGCCATTCAGGAAGCGAAGACACACATGCAGAAGTTTCTGGCCTGGCTACGGGACCAGCAGGAAAAGCGGAAGATTTTCCGGAATATCAATCTGGAAACGGAAGAACTTCACTATTCCACTTACGGTCCTTTTCTGAACAACTGGTATGCGGTTTTCCTCGAACTGACCGATGTACAGCAGGTAAATCTCTGCATCGACCCGCAGGACTATGTGGAATAACAAAAAATCCCGGAGCGGTGCTTTTCGTCCCGGGATTTTTTCTTTATTTTCTTACTTCATAAAGTAGTTTTACATCTTCACCATATACGGCATTAAGCGCTTGCTTAAATGGTGCACTCAGTTTTTCGTCAATATAAGTCGCTACATATGCAGCCGGGACAGAGAGTTTCACTTCCTCACCATTGAGCGAAACAAATTCAAGCGACGACAGCCAGGTGCTAAACTCAACCGGGCTAACAGAGCCTTGCAGAAGTTCTACGAACGCCATCCAGCGGCTTTTGTCTTCTTCGCTTACCGTTTTATGCTTGACTGTTTTTTTCTTCTCCTCTACCCTATCCTCTTCTTTTATTTCATTTGCTTCTGGTGTGTGCTGGATAATAAAATTCTTGAGCGAAGTTACCACGTAGCTTTTCGGATTCTTCACTTTGTAACGATTCATCCGGTCACGAAGCGCTAACACTTCGGCCCGGAAGTCGTTCAAAAGTCCGTCGGGTAACATATCTGCCAGCATGCGTACATCGGTTTCCGTCAACTTATATTCCGAACGTAGCAAGTCCCAAATATCGGCTGGAAGTTTCTGCTGCCTGCGTTTACGTGACATTTCCTCTCCAAGTTCACTCAGCTTGATTTTAAACAATATTTCGTCAGGGTTTCCTCTCTTTGTTGCTCCCTTATATACCGGCTCATAATCAAAAGTGAAGTCCACCTGATTCTCACTGGCCATTCGGTCAAGGTCTTCACGTATGGGGTCCATCACTTCCTTGCAGAATTTGCTGAATTTCGGGTATCTGTCTTTCTCATAAGTCTTTGTTACGACACCGTTCACTTCCACATTTTCCAGTGTTATCACACCCAGAAATTTCTTGAGCTCCACATATTCTACCGACTTTTTAGGAAAGTCTTTCCACCGGGAAAGATAAATATAAATGCTCGGTGTACGTTTCCGCTTGCAGATACGAGCTATGCGATAAATATGGTCCAGATAACCTTTCCCATTCCCTAAATCGCACAGTTCTTTCAACACCTTTGCATCCATACGCGCTTCCACATAGTTCATCCGCCTTTCCTTTTCCTTCGATCCAGACACCGGAACCATAGGCATTTCGATTGTAGAAAACAGATGCGCGTATGTACGAATGGGTCTTCCCACTTCATCGTATCTGTAAAAAGAGCAATTCATCTTCATCAGGTTTTCGCAAGCTTCACTCAGATACATATAGTCACGAGGGCTTACCCCAAGAGACGATGCGCTGATTCTAAAAGTAAGAATCTGATTATCGTCCAGGTCGGCAGGAAACAGTGACATTTGCCCGTCTGCGCGTCTGTTTTTCAGGAACTCATTGAAACGGTCTTGCATGGACTTCATGATTTCTATCATAATGCTTCGCTGATAGAGTGAAAAATCA